ACCATTGAATCTATATACAAATCAGATTTAGTAATCGGTGAAGATGATGAAACTCAAATTGACTTTGAAACTGCAAATGAAATACATTTTGATGTTGATAATTCAGAGTTATTAAACTTAGCAGGAACTAAAATTAGTGGTTCACAAGCATCAACAGGTTCATTTGGTGTATTGGAAACAGCAGGTAATGTTAATGTAACAACTAATGGTCGTTTGGGTGTTGGAACAGATGACCCGGATTACAAATTAGATGTCGCAGGTAATGCAGGTTTCAATGAATATCTATATCACAACGGAGATACCAATACACACGTTCGTTTCCAAGCAGACCAAGTCGATATATCAGCAGGTGGAAATGTATATTCTTATGACGGAGCTGCATTTAACTTAACTGGACATTTATCAGCAAGTGGTAATATTTCAGGTTCTCAAATTGAAGCAAGTGGTGATATCATAGCATTCGGTTCATCTGATAGAGAACTAAAAGATAATATACAACCAATTGAAAACCCATTAGAAAAAATGGAAAAGATAGGTGGTTATACATTTGTTTGGAACGATAAACAATCAACTTACAAAGGAAAAGATGTAGGTGTCGTAGCACAAGAAATACAAGAAGTTTTACCTGAAATCGTATCAGGTCGTGCTAATGGATATTTAGGTGTTAAGTATGAAAAGATTGTTCCATTACTAATAGAAAGTATAAAAGAAAATACGAAAAAAATTAAAGAATTAGAACAAGAAATCAATGAAATTAACAAAAATTGTGATTGTTTGAATAAATAGTTTTATATTTATATATAGAAATTAAGGAGTTATAATGGCAAAAAAACCAAAAACAATAAAAATTCCAAAAGAAACAATGGACACTTTAAATGATATTCGTGGGGAATATTCATCTATTCAATTAAGATTAGGTGAAATAGAACTTAAAAGAATTACATTAGAGAAAAATTTAGATGATTTGGAAGAATTAAAGGTTATGACTGAAAGTAATTATATTAAGAACACAGAGAGAGAAGCAGAGTTTACTGATTCACTTTCAAAAAAATATGGTCCTGGCAATTTAGATTTATCTAAAGGTGAATTTACACCTTCAAAATAATTTGCTTGCATACCACATTTTGAGTCTTGAACTTAATATTTATACTTAACGAGATTTAACCTAATTAGGAGAAACATAATGGCTGAAAGAATAGTCAGTCCCGGTGTCTTTACAAGAGAAAAAGATTTATCATTCTTACCACAAGGAATAGGTGAGATTGGAGCAGCTTTGATTGGCCCAACAGATATGGGGCCAGCATTTGTTCCAACTGAAGTTAGAAACTTTGGTGAGTTTGAACGAATCTTTGGTAAAGAAAACGGAGACTTTTATGTTCCTTTCACTGCGAAGCAATATCTTCGTAATGCAGGAACATTAACAATCGTTCGTGTTTTAGGATTAGGGGGATACACTAATGGTACCGTAACACTTGTTTTAAGTGGCTCATATGGAGCACAAGCTGCAGCAACACTTAAAACTTCAAGAGGTGGTTTCGGAACTTCATTTGTTCAATTAGCAGGTAGTGCGTCAGTTGATATGGCAATACCATCATCAAGTGCGTTTACTTTAAAACTTGATACAAATGATGACGGAACATTAGAAACATTTAATCTATCATTCTCTACAAGTTCTGCTAACTACATTACAAAAGTATTTAGTGAGAACCCACAAGATAATAATAAAAATGTTTATGTATATTCCAACTTCCAACAAATACAAAACGAAGCAGGTGCAAATGATTTCGTAACATTTGCAACATCAAGTAATGACGATAATTTCTCATTTGACTACAAAGTGGCATCAACGCCATCTATTCAATCACAATTAGTAAATGGTTCAAGAACAAATCTATTTACCGTAAAAACATTAGCTCACGGAACTAATATTAATTCTAAATACAGAATTGGTATTTCAGATATTAAGAGAGCAGCAGATGTAGCCGGTAGTGATTTTGGTTCATTTAGTTTACAAGTGATTGTTAATAATCCAGGTCAAAATGATGACGGAACCGTTTTAGAAAACTTCTCAAATTTAAGTTTTGATGAAGAATCTACAAATTACTTACCAAGAGCAATTGGTGATAGATTTATCACAATTGATTCAGACGGAAAATTAACAACAAATGGTGATTATCCAAATCAATCTGAATACATTAGAGTAGCAGATGTAGATAATCTACCAAACATTTCAAAAGAGTTAGTCCCTATGGGATTTGGTGCACTATCATTACCACACGCTGTTTCATTAGGAACACCAAGTGGTAGTACGGTAGCTGCTACATTCCCAACGGCATCTTTTAAAACGAATCAGTTAAATAGTCGTGGAACATTTGACCAAAATGTATACTACGGAATAGACTTTTTAAACAAAGATAGTCAACAATATTTAGCACCACTTCCAACATCAGTCGGAACAGGTAATAATGTGACTATGAGTTTACAAAATCAATTAGGACACGCTGACGCATCTACATTAGGTGCTACTTTTGCGAATGCTTCTACATTGATTTCTTTAACTAATTCAGCGATAGGACAAAGAAAATTCGCAGTTCCTTTACAAGACGGATTTGACGGATTTGACCCAGCGACAGAAAGAAAATCTGGCACAAATATCGCAGCTAATAACACACAAGGGTTTGATTTAAGTTCAGCAACCGCTAGTGGTTCGTTGTCTTATAAGAGAGCGATTAACGCAATCTCAAATCCTGATGAATATGATATTAACTTATTAGCACTTCCAGGTGTGATACACGAGTATCACCCAAGTGTAACTAATCACGCGATTGATAAGATTGAGAATCGTGCAGACGCATTCTTTATTTTAGATGGTTCAAGATATGGAAGAACAATTCAAGGAGCTATTGATGATGTGAAAACATTAGATAGTAATTATGTAGCAACATATTATCCCTGGATTAAAATACTTGACGAA